CAGCAAAACGTCAAATACCAGCGCTATCTCGATACACTTTAAAAGGGTTCTGATATATATGGGAAAAAAGATCAACTGGAAAGCGATAGAAAGGGAGTTCATCGAAGGCATACTTCAGGAGAACGGGGTTATTCATCGTCCTTTATTAGAGGAGCTGGCTGCGGCTCATGGAGTAAAATACCAGACGGTTCGTATTCATTCAGCTAAAGATAACTGGGTTGAAAAGCGAGCTACCTATGAACAGGAAATGGAATCCCGCATACTTGAGGAACGGAAGAAGAAACGGCTCAAGGCGATAATAAAGTTTGAGGATCGGTGCCTAGACATCTCGAACCGGGGGATTGCTCATATTCTCGGTCATTTCAAAGTAATCCAGGATAAAGGCAAAGCAGAAGGTAAAGACATATCTCTAATGCCGCTCAAAGATCTAGTAGCTTCCAGTAGAGCCTTAGAACGGTACCAGAAAGCAGGATGCATAGCTCTTAACATCCCGGATAGGAACACGACCGTCTCAGGGCCGGCGGGGGCTCCAATCGAAGTAGTCCAGCTATCTCCGGAGGAGCTAGACCGGAAGATCAAGGAGCAATACAAGCTCCTGGGCTATGTAGATTCGGAGAACACCGATAAATTAGAAGGACAGAAGACGACACTCAGCGCAGCCCTAAGTCAGATGGCTCTGGAAGATCCTGGGGCTGGTTAAAACCGCTAAAAGGAAAAATCATTCATTTAAGTCTTTCCGGATTTTGTATTTTATCCGGTAGCACCGGCAGGCAAATTAGGAAGAACGAAAATAGAAATTTAATCTGAGGAAGAAATGACTGAGGCATTACAGGCAGGAGCCCGACGAGTAGCTGACATTGACCAAGATACCGGAACCCATGTAGCCAAAGTGAGGCTCCTCTCTGACCTGGAGTCCCGACTCAAGACCAAAGCCGAGCAGCACCTCCACGATTTTGTCAAGCAAGCCTGGCCCTTAGTCGAGCCCGGAACGGAGTACCTGGACAACTGGCATATCGTCTTAATCTGCGAGTACCTTATGGCTATGAGCCTTGGCTTAATCCGCCGTCTATGGATCAACATCCCACCAAGATACATGAAGAGTACAATAGTCTCCGTCATGTGGCCCTGTTGGGAGTGGGCGGCCATTAAGCCCTCTCAATCCTGGGTAGTCTCAACCTATGTCCAATCACTATCCACCACACTTTCTCGAAAACGTAGGGATATTATCACAAGCCCTTGGTATCAATCTCGATGGCCTATGCCCCTCCGATCCGACCTAAACACGCAGGATGAATTTGGCACAATACTGGGTGGAGTTATGATCGCCACTTCAGTCGGGGGGAGATCAACTGGTTTAGGAGGAGATAGGCTAATAATAGATGATCCAACAGATCCTGGTCAAGCCATCTCCGATACTGAACGAGAGCGAGCTAACGAATGGTATTTCAACACCTTCGCGAGCCGCTTAAATGATAAGAGACAGGGAACCATCACCGGAATCCAGCAGCGCCTCCACCAGCACGACATGACCGGAGCCTTAACCGGCCTGGACATAACCGACATGAACGGCCATGTCTTAGAAGGCAACGGCTGGACTCTTCTCCGAATCCCATTAGTAGCGGAACAGGACGAAGACCTCTACTCTCCTCTCCCGGGCCATAGGCTAATCCACAGCCGCAAAGAAGGAGATCTTCTCTGGCCCGAGCGCGAGGGCCCGGAACAGATAGCCGAACACAAGACCAGAGAGTACGTCTATGCGGCCCAGTTCCAGCAGAGGCCGAGCCCCAAGGCCGGAGCCATGTTCCAGAGGGATTGGTTCCAGTTCTACGACAAGATCCCGGTCAATCCCGACTCCTGGATCATGTCGGTCGATGCCACCTTCGGCAAAGGCGAGACAAGGGACTACGTAGCGATAGGCGTCTGGGGCTGGAAGCAGCCGAACATGTACCTGGACTACGAGCTTCACGCCAAGCTGAGCTTCACGGAGACGGTCAAGGAGATCAAGCAGATCCTCATAGCCTATCCGGGCATATCGGCCAAAGTAATCGAGAAGGCGGCGAACGGCGAAGCCATCCAAGACCTCCTCCACACCGAGATCGGCGGCATAGTCCTAGTTCCCAAGACGATAAACAAAGAGGCCAGAGCGGCAGCCGTCACGCCCTACTTCCTGGCGAAAAACGTCTGGATCAAGAACGCTCCCTGGACTAACGAATACATCTCGGAGATGGTCAACTTCCCCGGAGCCCGGAACGACGATCAGGTAGACCAGACTTCCCAAGCTATAGAGTACATGCAACGCACCTTCGGCGGCTTGCATTCTTGCGATGAAGAACAGATAGGCATAGCCCGGTTTATCAGCACCGGAAGAAGCAGGAGGAGATTCTGAAACATGCTAAAATGCTTTTGCGATAAATGCGGTAAAGAACTGACGACAGGCTACATGGAGATAGGAGCCTCCTATTCTCACGACCCCAGCCCCGAGGCCCCGGGTCACGTTATGGAAAATCAGGCAGAAGACCCCACTCCTTTAGGGGGTGGGATGAATGCCGTAAGTTCTTCAGTTAAGCTAGAAAACTATATATAACTTAACAGCTTAACTATGTCTATGCTCAAGGCATATAAATTTAGGATCTATCCAACCAAGTCCCAAAGGACAAAGATGGAGCAGACCTTAGATCTATGCCGATGGACATATAACAAAACTTTAGAAATTCGTAAGAATGCATGGGAGAACGAAGGCAAATCTCTAAACAAGTACGAAACAAATAACCTGCTGCCAGGATGGAAAGCGGATAAGCCAGAACTTAAATATGTCTTCTCCCAGGTGCTCCAAAACGTTCATGAGCGGGTAGATCTCGCCCTCAAAGCATTCTTCAGGCGAGTTAAGGCCGGAGAGAAGCCGGGATACCCTAGATTTAGAGGCAAAGGCCGGTATGATTCTTTTACCTATCCACAGAAAGGGTTTAAGGTAGATTCAGGGAAGCTATATCTCTCTAAGATCGGGGATATCAAGATCAAGCTCCACCGGCCTATAGAAGGCAAGATCAAACGGCTAACTGTTCGCCGAGCGGCAACCGGGAAATGGTATGCATGTTTCTCAGTTGAAGTTGAGGACAAGCCTAAACCGCCCTGGAAAGATGGTTCTCTGGTCGGCGTAGACGTTGGCTTAGAAAGCTTCGCTACCCTATCCAATGGTGAGAAGATAGCTAACCCTCGCTTCCTTAGAGAAGAGGAGAAGGAACTCGCTAGGGTCCAAAGAAAGCTCTCCAAAGCCCCAAAAGGTACGCCGGAGCGCAAGAAAGCCCTTAAGGTAGTTGAGCGAGTCCATGAGAGAATAGCCAACAAACGGTATGAGTTCGCTCATCAGATAAGCAACCAGTTAGTCAACCAATACGGTCTAATCGCCTTTGAAAATCTGAATATCAAAGGCATGACTAAAAACCACCACCTAGCCAAAAGCATCCACGACGTAGCTTGGAACCTGCTAGTGACTTTAACCTCGTACAAGGCTGCGAGCGCCGGTTCGATGGTAGTTCTAGTTGATCCAAGAAATACGTCAAAGATGTGTTCTAGGTGTGGTATCCTAGTTGAAAAAACGCTTTCAGATCGAGTCCACAACTGCTCTCAATGCGGGTTGTCGATGGATCGAGACTGGAACGCGGCAATCAACATACTCAGATTGGGACTACAATCTGTCGGTATCCAAACCGTAGAAGCCCGTCCCCTTTAGAGGGGCGGGAGTAGTCACGGGTTGGGACGTCTGCCAGGATTGCTTCAGCACCCTGGGCCTAAAGATCTCCGAGATGGCTGCCGAGCTATCCGGCCTGAAAGAGGCAGACGACAGAGAGGTGAGCTAGGAGTGAATAGACTTACACCAGAAGAGTTTAACCAGATTGAATGCAACCACAGTTGGGAGAAACCCGGCCCGGACATCTGGGTAGCAGGCATGAGGAACCCCTTGGTCTGCCGGAAGTGCGGCACGATCAAAGACGACTTCGGGGCGAATAGCATCTGTCCTCACGACTGGGCCTGGCTGG